AGCTCATCGTGCCCCCGGCACTCCAGTTCGTGGCTACCCGCCTGCTGGAAACCGAAGGTCGCGTTGGCACGGCTGACAACGATCTCAACGCGCTGCGGAACAACGGTTCCATCCCTGAGGGTTACACCGTTAACCACTATCTCACGGATACGAACGCGTTCTTCCTCATGACCGACGTGCCGAACGGCCTGAAGCACTTCGTGCGGACGCCTATGTCTACGTCCATGGACGCTGACTTCGACACCGGCAACGCCCGTTACAAGGCTCGCGAGCGCTATTCTTTTGGCGTGAGCGATCCGCTCGGTATCTTCGGCTCTGCCGGGGCAAACTAAGTTCTCTCTTGAGAGCTATGAGGGGGCCTCCGGGCCCCCTTTTTATTTGTTTGCAGAAACAAGTTGTGAGGTGTATAACAGAGACTAATCCCTGACAGACTCACCTGAGTCTGACCCTAGCCACGACAGGAGATTCCCATGGCTACGACCACTTTTTCCGGCCCGATCAAAGCTGGAAGCATTCGCGAAGGCGCCTCTGCAAACGTCGGTTTTGTGGTGATGGCTCAGTCTGCCGTCATTGACATCATCGGTGCCTCGTCCCTCAACCAAGAAGTTGCTGTGATCCCGGCTAACAGCCAGATCGTGGACGTGATCCTCAATGTCACGACCGTCAGCAACGACGGTACGGCTGCTACCGTTTCTGTGGGCACCTCTGCTGACGCCGACGCCTTTATCCCGGCCACCAGCACCCAGAGTGTGGGCACGACCCGTGGCACCCTGGACACGGAAGCTACCGACGTGGGTACGAGCGACCTCACCGTTCTGGCTGACTTTACGGCCACTGACGGCGACGGGACGACCGGTGCTGCCACCGTGACGGTGCTCTACATTCAGAACAACAACCTCTCCTAAGGGGGTCGCCCATGTCCAGCTCTGATATTCAATCAGCGCTAATCGAGGCAGCGGCAGCAGACGCGGACGGGGTTTGTCAGTCTCAGACCCCTGGCGGTGCAGGCAACTTGACGATCAATGGCGCTCTCGCTGATGGGGGCGCTGTTACCTTCGATGAGCCTCGCCAAGTCACGATCACCGGTACCGGTAACGAGGCGGGTAAAACCTTCACGATTACGGGTACGGACGAGACTGGCGCCGCTGCATCTGAAGCGATTGCGGGACCGAACAACAGCACGGTAACGACTACGACTTACTTTGCTACGATCTCGCAGATTGCCGTGGATGCCGGTACCGCCGCTGCTATCACCGTTGGCTCTAGCGCAAACATCGCTGGCGTGATCTACCGGGGCGCCCTGCGTCTTCGTGGGATGTACGTCGTGAACGGCGCGAACTCTGGGGTTGTGACCTTCCGTGAGGGGTCTGCTACGGGTGACATCCGCATGCAGTATCGCACCTCTGGGACGGCAGCAAGCACCGAGTTTCCTTCGATCCCTGACTACGGGATTCGCCATGAAGGGGGCGCCTACGTGCTGTTCGATCAGGCCACCATGGCCTCCATGACGGTGTTCTACAGCTAATGCGCCGGTACTACGCATCAGGGGGGCGCGTTGAGAAGGCTAAGATGGCCTGCAACAAGCCCCGCCGTACTCCCGGTCACCCGAAAAAGTCCCACGTTGTGAAGGCTTGTGAGGGTGGCAAGGAGAAGGTCATTCGCTTTGGCGAGCAAGGTGCGAAGACTGCGGGCAAGCCCAAAGCGGGTGAGTCAGAACGCATGAAGAAAAAGCGGGCGTCTTTCAAGGCTCGACACTCGCGTAACATCAAGAAGGGCAAGATGAGCGCGGCCTATTGGGCCGACAAGGTTAAGTGGTAATGCCGTCAAAAAGCGACAAGCAAAAGCGTTTGATGGCCGCAGTTGCCAATAACCCGAAGTTTGCAAAGGAAGTCGGCATCCCACAATCCGTGGGTAAAGAGTTTCAACGTGAGGACAAGAAGATGGCAAATTGCCCCTCCAAGAAAATGAAGAAAGGCGGCATGACCAAGATGATGGGTGGCGGCATGATGTCTGGCCGTTCCCAACGCCGTCGTGATGCCATGCGTGATGAAGAGCGCCGCATGGGCTCCATGCCCATGATGAAGAAAGGCGGCAAGGTCCGTGGCGCAGGTATGGCGAAGAAAGGCGTCCGCCCCTGCAAGATGCGGTAAGGAGCTAGATCATGCCGAGCAAACTAGAACAGGCCCAAGCTAAGCGCGTAAAACAGATTCGTGGGCGCTCTCCTGGGCGGGCGTTTTCTGCTGCCGAGAGCCGTCGCCGGGCTGCTGATCCGGGTATGCGTGACCGACAGGAAGAAATCGGGCGCAGCGCCAACAAAGCCCAGGCTGAGCGGTACCAAAAGACCGCATCTCGCGCCATGAAGAAAGACATGGAGATTGCCAAGAAGGCCCGCGATGCAGCTAACGCCGCTGGCAAGCGTGCCATGAAAGGTGCCGCGAAAGGTATCCCCGTTGTGGGTGCTGCACTGACTGGTGCCGACATGATCGAGTCCGTTGTTGAGCCCCGCGCAGAAGCCGCGAAAGCTGCCCGTAGGAGCTACAACGAGCGCGCCAGTACCGATATGGACACCGCAGCTCGTGGAGTCCGTGAGGCCATGTCCGGTGACCGTATGCGCCGCCTGCAAGGCGAAGGCATGAAGAAAGGCGGAGCCGTCCGTGGCTGTGGTAAGGCTCAGCGCGGTAAGGGCAAAGGCCGCATGGTCAAGATGAAGGGTGCGTAATGCGCTGCTACTACAAGAAAGGCGGAACGGTGAAGGACGAGTGCTACCGCAAGGTTAAGCGGCAGTATAAGGTCTTCCCGTCCGCCTACGCATCGGGCGCCATCGCCAAATGTCGGAAGAAGAAAGCTAGTGGCGGTTCGTAAGACAGCTAAGGGCGCCGCCCTCAAGCGCTGGTTCAAAGAGGACTGGAAGGATGTCCGAACCGGTAAAGAGTGCGGTCGCCAAAAGGGTGAGAAGCGCGGGACTCCGTACTGCCGCCCGACCAAACGCGTGTCGTCAAAGACGCCCAAAACGGCATCGGAGATGACGGTTGCTGAGAAGAAGAGCAGGGTGTCGCAGAAGAAGAGTCTCGGCCAGCCAGCAGGCAAACCCCGCCGTGTGAAGCCTCTGCAGAGGAAGAAGTAATGGCAAGGCGTCCGACGAGTGCACGAGGGTCAGCAATCGCTAGCGGGTACAAAGACCCGAAAGAGTGCCCTATTGCCACTACGGACGTGCACGTCAACCTCAAGAACCGGAACCACGCCATTGAAGAGTATGGCTATGGCCCGATGAACCCTGAGGAGCCCAACGAGAAGTTCTGGAAACGCCTTGGCAAACTGTGGGACATCACCCCGGAAGAAGCCAAGAAGTCCCGTTGCGGTAACTGCGCTGCCTTTATCCAAACACCGAAGATGATGGCCTGCATCAATGGTGGCATGGCAGGCGACGAAGAGTTTGAGATGGCGGACGCCGAGTCCGTATCTGAGGCAGCTAACCTAGGGTACTGCCAACTATTTCACTTCAAGTGCGCGGGCGCTCGTACCTGTGACGCTTGGCTGGTCGGAGGCCCCGTAACCTGATGGCTACTTCAGGCACCACAGCGTTCAACATGGACTTCACGGAGATCGCCGAGGAAGCATGGGAGCGTGCCGGACGGGAAATGCGTTCTGGCTACGACCTGCGAACTGCGCGTCGCTCCATGAACCTCATGACCATCGAATGGCAGAACCGGGGGATCAACCTCTGGACCATCGACGAGGGCACCGTTTCTTTGGTCAGCGGCACTGCGCAATACACCCTGCCCACCGACACCGTTGACCTGCTAGAACAAGTTATCCGTACGGGAAGCGGTACGACGCAGCAGGACCTGACCATCAACCGGATCAGCGTCAGCACCTACGCCTCTATCCCCAACAAGACGACGACCGGGCGCCCGATTCAGTTTTGGATTGAACGGCTCGTGGATGCGCCCAGGATCAACGTCTGGCCCGTGCCGGACAGCAATGACTACACTTTCAAGTATTGGCGTATGCGGCGCATCGAGGACGCTGGAGCCGGCGTACAGACGGCAGACATGCCTTTTCGGTTCCTCCCCTGCTTGGTGGCGGGGCTGGCCTATCATATTGCCATGAAGGTGCCGGAGCTGGCGCAGCGCGTGCCCATGCTTAAAGCCGCCTACGAAGAAGAGTTTGACCGCGCAGCGAGCGAAGACCGGGTGAAGACCAACGCCCGCTTTGTACCGCGCATAGGGCGCATCTGATGAGTAATCGGTTCGCTTCTAGCCAGCGAGCCCTTGGTATCTGCGATGTCTGCGGGTTCCAGTACAAGCTGCGTGAGCTACGGAACGTCTTCGTCAAGCGCCGGGATACGAACATCAAGGCCTGTCCTGAGTGCTGGGACCCGGATCATCCGCAGTTGCAGTTGGGTGAGTACCCGGTGGATGACCCGCAGGCGATCCGTAATCCACGCCCTGACAGTCCAGAATACGCGCAGAGTCGTGCTAACATCATCCCAGTGCTTTCCGTACCTTGTGCGGGGTTTGTGGGCACAGTGACCGTAACGATCACTTAGGAGTAGGTCATGAAAGTCAAAGACACCGGCAAGATCAAGAAAGTGCCGAACCCGAAGATCAACCAGCCGATCAACATGAAAACGTCTGGGATCAAGATTCGTGGGTACGGTGCAGCTACCAAGGGCACGATGGCCCGTGGGCCCATGGCATAGGGTTAAACGATGAATTACTCGGAGCTTACGCAGAACATAGAAGACATCTGTGAAACGTCTTTCACGGCGGATCAGTTGGCTATGTTCACGCAGCAGGCTGAGCAGAAGATTTACAACACTGTTCAGATTCCTGCCCTGCGTCGTAACGTGACGAGTGCCTTCACGTCGGGTAATCAGTACCTCGCTACGCCCTCGGACTTTCTTTACGTCTACAGCGTGGCTGTGGAAGACGGCAGCGGGAACTACGTTTTCCTGCTCAACAAGGACGTGAACTTCATCCGCGAGGCCTATCCCAATGCGTCGTCTACGGGCCTGCCCAAGCACTATGCTAACTTTGATGATGACTTCTTTATCGTAGGCCCGACGCCTGACGCCGCTTACGCGGTTGAGCTGCACTACGGCTACTACCCCGAGTCCATTGTGACTGCCGGGACGACGTGGCTGGGTGATGAGTTTGACTCGGCGTTGCTCAACGGTGCGCTGGTGGAAGCCATCCGCTTCATGAAGGGCGAGCCCGATATTATTCAGAACTACGAGAAGCTGTATGTTCAGTCCATTGGTCTCCTGAAGATGCTTGGGGATGGTAAGCTGCGCGAAGATACTTACCGTTCTGGGCAATATAGGATGCCGGTGAGCTAATGTTTAAGGTTGATGTTTCGGTTTCCCCGGAGCCGATTGTCGCGGTACACACGACAGAAAACCGGGGTTTCACGCCAGAGGAAGTTGCTGCGCGTTGCGTCGATAAGTTAATGAGTGTGTCCGATACGGCCCACCCGCTGATTAAAGATCAAGCTCGGGCCTTCAAGAAAGACATGGAGATGGTTGTTGCGCACTATATGCGTGAGGCCATCGCAAGTGATCGGACCACTATTTACAATGCCTTGGTTGAGGCAGGGCACCCCGGCCTTGCGGGTGTTATAAGGAGACTTTGAGATGGCAATTACGCAGGCAATGTGCACCTCGTTCAAGCAAGAGCTGCTGACGGGTACGCACAACTTCACCAACGGCACTGGGGATACCTTCAAGATCGCTTTGTTCACCAGCTCGGCCACCCTCGGGGCGGCTACGACGGCCTATAGCGTAACCAACGAGGTGAGCGGTACGGGCTACACGGCTGGTGGCAACACGTTGACGAACGTCACTCCGTCCACTTCCGGCACGACGGCTTTTACGGACTTTGCTGATACGACGTGGAGTTCTGCGACCATTACGGCTCGCGGCGCGTTGATCTACAACAGCACGGACTCCGACAAAGCTGTGGTGGTGCTGGACTTCGGTTCGGACAAAACGTCTACC